GATAGAACATCATATATTCATATTGATTATGATGCTAATAAAATTCCTAAATTAACTACAAAAAGTTTTAAAGACATTATGATTCAAGATAACAACAAAGGAGGTAGAATAGGCGATCCAGTTGAAGTTGATTTTGAACAATTTAAAAGGGAAAATTTATATGAATATTTTGTAAAAAGCACTAAATCAAAAGCCAAAAATTGTAGATGGTTTTTTGCTTACTGATAATTTTATTTATCTACTTCTTATTATCTTTTATAACCTTATCTGATTTATTATCATTTTTAACCTTTTGTGAATCTCCTTTTGATTTATCAGTTGTTCTTTTTATAAATTGACCTTCACTACTTGATGAATGTAATGTTGAAACTGATGATGATACTACTATATCATCTCTATCTTTTTTAGGATGCTCACCTACTTTATGTTTAGTATCATCATCAATTAAAAAGTTAGGATAATTCTTTGCATATTCAATAAACAATGATGATGTATCTTCAAAGGTTGTATTACAACGAATTAGTTTTTCTTGTATTCTATTCCATTTATCTAAGTCTGGTTTTTTCCCTATAGTTTTATTTTTATAATATGTTTCAATATCTTGAACATCACATTTATAATCCTCACATGCTGTTTGACCTAACACATATTCTTCTGGCAACCATTTATATTTCCAATAAATACGAAGCATATTAACATTAAATACATTATCTATAATTCTTAGTTCTGTTGTATTATTTGTATCTTTGACTAACATCTTATTAAACTCATTATAACATTTTGATATGAAATATTTACAATATCTAGTATTTTTTAAACATATTAAAGATTGTGGAACAATATTAAGAATATATTTATCATAGCAGTTATTTTCTTTATTAGTTAAATTATTATAGTTGACACAAAAGAATTCACTTTCTGTATCTGCTAATACTATATGTAAATTAACTGTATGATATTTATAATAAAAATCAAAATATTCATCACTTTTATCACTCTTAAAAATATCCATTCCTTTATTAAAATGATTTGATTTCATAACTAAAACTTTAATATCTTCATTAACTATTTTATTTTTTGCTAATAATGTATAAGCAAATAAATAACTGGTTAATATTTTACATCTACATTTTTTATCTAATTTAATAAACATTAGAGAATATTCATCGCTTATATATTTTGCTAAATCAGTTAATTCTTTTTTCTTTTTTTCATATTGGATTGGATCATCAGTATATAAAACAATAATCGCATTAGAGTTCTTTCTATATATAAATTTATACTCATCTACAAATTTAAGTTTTAGATTATTTAATTTAAATTTATAATCATATTCTTTATGATAACATATATTTAGTTTATCTAACATTCTATTTCTTTTTCTGCTTATTTCTAAAAAGTTGTTATTTTTAGATACATCATCATATAGTAAATTCTCATCTTCTTCATAAAAGTTAAAAGGTTTCTTAATCTTATTTAATTCATTAATATAATCATAGTGTTTAGTAGGTTCAACATCTTGTATAGTATATGTATTTTCCATACAATTAAATTTAAATTTCATATTTGTCTCATCTATTTCTGCTTCTCTTGTTCTTGAAAAGAAATAATCTACTGGTATTCTAGAACGACTAGAACCTACCATTTCCTCACTTGTAATATCTTCTGGATGAATAATAATAGGTTCATTTACGTATTCTCTCAAATGTGCTCCTTGACTATTTAGTTTCTCTGTAATATAAATATAAGATGTTGGCAACCAATAACATTTAAGATTTTGTAACATAAATGTGCTATTAAAGGTTACATCTAATAATCTATCATCTGCTTTACCTTTATTATTTCTTGAAATATGTTCCCATAATTTAAGAGCATTTTTAGAAGCATTTGAATTAGACCAATACATAGTTCCACCAGATACATTCATGTAATCATTCATATAACACATCTTTTCCATAGTTAAAGTATTATGAAATTGGTCAGCAATACCTGAACGAGCATTATATAACATACAATCAAAATGCGCCTGGTCAAATAGTTCTAAATATTGTGTTGGATACATATCAGCATCTGTATAGATTACTGGCATATCAAACTTATCAATAGTATTATGTATAAAACTTGGTTTATAATTTATTAAATCTTGATAATTACCATCTTTAGCATCATATATTTCTACATAATAATTCATATTATAATCATCACAATATTTTATTAATCTATCTGTTAATTGACCATATGTTTTTTTCTCTCTCATTGTAATAATAACATCATATTTACCATCTTTAGGCAAATATTTACCACAATTAACTTCATTAGAACCAGGACCTAACATTATAATAGTAATACCTAATTTAGCCATATCATTTGTTGTAGTATTTTTAAAGTTAAATTTGCCAAAGCAGAAGCAATTAGCTCTTCTACCAGCACAAACTATTTCACCTCTTTTAACAATATTATCATTAATATCTTTTGTTGATAGTTCTACTTCTTTCATAACCTTTTCAAAAGCATCTTTATTGTTTGGTTTCTTTTTAGTTTCATATAAATCATACCATGGACTATCATTATTATCAGTATCTTTAGACATACTTACTTTTTTGTGCCAGTAATTCTTAATTTCAAATAATATACCTAATTCTTTCATTTTCTCTTCCATTTCTTTATTATTTTTAGTAAAAGTAAAACCATTTTCTTCTAAGTTTTTATTTAAATCATTATAATCTTTAAATACTTCATTTAATAATTGTGTTTGCTTACTTTTAACTCTTTTATACAAATCTCCGCCTTTTGAATTTGGATTAATTTTATCAAAATTCCAAACATAAGTGGAGTATAAAAATGAAGACTTGTTTGTAAATTTCTTCTTTATTTTTTCAAGTTTATCTTCTAATTTCATATTTAATATTTAAGAATATATTAATATATTATATAATTAAACATAAATGTCTCAATATCAATACGAGACATTTGCTCAAAATGTATATGACAATTTTACAGATAATAGTTTAGATAAAAATTGGGTTAATTTTGAAAAATTATGGGACGAAGAAAGAGGTAATGGAATTATTAAAGATTATTCATATATAGATTTTATCAATATTAATAATACTACTGATGTAAAAAAGAAGAAATGTCTTGTGATAAAAGCAACAGGTGATAATTATAGTTTTGATGAACCAAAAGGATTTAAAGGAAAATCATCAAAAAGGGTAGGTGGTGGTGTAAAATCAAAAAATCTAATGGGTCCAGGTGAATATAATATGAGAGTTAAATTCACACCATTTGATAGTGTTTGTAATGCCATATGGTTATTCAATTATTTAGAGATTGACAATGATGATGTACGACATCCTAATAATAAAGAATTATGTGTAGATAACGATGTTGATAATGTAGTCATTTTAAATCCAGAGATAGATTTTGAACTTAAAGATGATAATAAATGTAGATGTAATACATTTAGATCTACTAATGGTGCGTTTGATGAAAATATAGTTGACTTAAAAAAACATAAACTTAACTTACAAGATGGTAAATGGCATAATCTTAAATTTGTATGGGAAACTGATATAGTTGTGCTCAGTGATTTAATTGGCAGAGAATTAAACGATGATGAAATAGTTATTCATAAAGAGCATTTATACATTAATAATATCAAAGAGAAAAAATATAGTAATCTAAATGGATTAATTGTATTAAAAAGTATTAAAAAAGATAATAAATATTGTTTATATTATGGAAAAAAAGTAGAAATTTCTGTAGATAATAAAATTTTGTATAAAAAAGAACTTAAAGATGTTAATATTAAGAATTTATTAGTTAATCCAATACCATGTTCGTTATGTTATTTTTATATTGCTTTGTGGTTTCCAAAATTTATGAAAAATAAACCAGATTTCCATCATTCAATAATGGCAATAGATACTTTTGAGTATAAATATAATGAAAATCCATTTCATAGATTAAATAAAGATTAGATTTATAAAATTTTACATAAAATTTAATGATAATAAGAATTTTTGATTAAAATTTCTAAAATAAAATGTCCTAAATGGGAGATTATTAATTTGGACAGAAATTTTATATAAAAAATCGTGTTGAGCAGAAATAAAGGGCAAAATATCCAACGAGGAATGTCCTAAATGTACATTTAGGACATTCCATAACAGAAAAAACGCCCAGAAAATCCGACAAAACAGATTTTCTAGGTGAAAAATCCGTTCAAAAAGCATTTAAAGGATTTTTATAAAATTTTTTATTTTTTTTTTAATTATTTCTCCCATTTAGGACATTTTTAAAATCAAAATTATCTATTATTTCTGTTTTTTTTAATTAAAATTAACAATAAAGGGTTCATGATCTGAAAGCTTAACATTACCTACATCAGATTCATAAATATTTATGTTATTTGAATGAAAGAACAAACTAGCTTTAAAATAAGGTATTTGTACATTCTCGTTCGGTATATAAGTATTTGAATTTGGGCTTAAGGTTGGCGCTTCAAAACAACATGTGTTTTCGTCAGGTATTTTTAATTGTAATTTTAATTCAATACTATTAGTGAATGATGGTAAAGCATTATTATTAGTTTTATTTATAATTATTTGAGAAGATGAAAAATCTTTAATTAATTCATTAAAATCTCCAGATATAATAACTTTTGTATCGTTTTTTTTCATTTTCTCTAGATACTTATGATTACTACGTAAATCTTTCATAATAGTATATATATGTCCAATTAATTCATCTAATAATGTCTTATCAGTATCTAAATGATGCGGTGCGTGTACATTTATTAAAAAATAGTTTGTATTTTCATATATAAGGTGGACACCTAAAAGACTTCTTGTTTTATCTTTATTAAACACTTGAGAAGCTGTACTTATATGTTTAAATTTACTTTTATAAAGGATACTTAAACAACCTATTTCTTTTTTTTTAGTGTCAAATACTATTTTACGTTCCATTTCATAAGATTGGAATTTTTCAGGTTCTATTTTAGATTCTTGTATAAATAATATATCAGGTTTTTCTGTTTCTTCAATATATCCTATTATTTTATCTATATTTTCTTGGAATGGTTTTTTCCATATTAAATAATGTATATTCCAAGTAATAAATTTTAAACCTTTCTTTGGAACAGCTTGTTTATTGTCTGGGGTTGTCGACGTGGTTTGTTCTTCAGCAGAAGAAAATAAGCTTTTTATAAAATTTGGAATAATTGAACTAAACAGATTAGAAAGTGCTTGTTGTGCTTGCTGTTGTGGTTGCTGTAGTGCTTGTTGTGGTTGCTGTAGTGCTTGCTGTTGTGGTTGCTGTTGTGGTGGTGGTTGTGGTTGTGGTTGTGGTTGTTGTGGTTGCTGTTGTGCTTGTTGTGGTTGCTGTAGTGGTTGTTGTGGTTGTGCTGGTTGTGGTTGCTGTTGTGGTTGTTGTGGTGTTGTGCTTGTTGTTGTGTTTAATTTTATATTTTTATTAATATATTTGTCAACATTTTTAATATAATCACTATTATTTGATAAACCATATTCATCATCAACATCATCAACATCATCAACATCATCAAGATTAGTATTAAAACCATTTTTATTACTTGGAAAATAAATCATTCCATTTGGTTTACTTTTACATAAATCTACAGATACATTTCCTTTTGGATTCAAAAAAACATTTGAAATATAATTCTCACAAGCATATATCCTAGCTAAAGCATCATGAGTTGTAAATAAGGTTTCAAAATGTTCGTTAAAATCTTCTTTAGATTTAAGATATTTAATAAAATTTATTTGACCTTGGTCTCCAATTAATTTGAATGTTATTACCATTCTCTTTAATAATTTTATTGTATCTTTTGAACTTGTACCATCATTTAATAAATCACTAATACATCTTATAAGTATAGCAAAATTTTTTCTTTTTTCTGTATTTTCTATTTTATAATCTAAATAATTTTTCTTTTTATTATTATCTGTTGTAATCGCGCCTATAATTCCTCTGTGTACATTATTTCCATTAATTAGGTCTTTACCAGTATAAAATTCTTGATACTGAATTATTTGAAATAATTCATATAATTTAAGTAAATCTCCTTTCTCTCCAAATCCACCCCATTTAACTATATACTTTTTATTGGAAAGCGTTATATTTGTTAACATTAAATATGCTTCTAAATTCTTTTCATCAGTGCTATCTTTTAATAAAAACTTAAAATTTATATTTTCGTTAATTTTTTTAAAATGATTATCATATACTTTATCTAAAATATTTTCTTGTTGATATTTAAATTCAAAAAAATCTCCGTTTTCGGTGGATATTTCTTTGTATGTAAATTTTTTTGTGGCATCATCATAAGTAACTTCGGTATATATATCACTAATTGGTTGTAATTTTTGTAATTTTAAGGTATCATTATTATTATTAATTTTTTTATTAATTTTATTTAAAATTTCTTTAAATGAGACTTTATTTAAACTTTTTGTTTCACCATCTATTAAATTTGTTGGATTTACAAAAAAGTATTCTCGTCTTGTACATATAAATTTATCATTACCATTATCACCATTATCTCCTGATATACCAGTTTCATTTGCAGCTACTTTAAAATTAAATATTTTTGAATATTCAACACACGCATTCTTAAATTCTTTTTGAAACGTAGATTTTTGTATGCCACTATTAGTAATATTAGTTTTAAACTTTAATGGTTCGAATTTATTTCTATATTCCTTAAGATTTTTTCCAATTTCCTCTATAACTTTTTTCATATTACCATCAATTGTATTTTGAATTATTTCTGGATTAGAAAAAACATTTGACACAAAATTATAAAATACATCTTGAGCTCCTTGTGTATCTCTGAAGATTATTAAATTTTTTTGTCCTAAATGTTCTAATATATTTTGACTTCTTTGTTTTTCTGTAGTATAAACATATGAATAATTTTTTGAAAATTGTGCTTCCCATCCACCTTCATTATCACTACGGCTATAAAATCTTGGAAAATAAAGTTTATATGGGATTTTAATAGAATTTAAATATGGTACTATAAAATCTTGTTTTTTCTTATGAAAAACATTATAGTCAAAATTAATTTTATCGATTAATACTTTATGTACTAAACATATTAAAGTATTTCCTTTATAATCACCATCTATAAATAATTTTATTAAATTATTTTTTGAATTTGAATCATCATCTTCTAGATCTGATTTTGCATCTTTAAAATCATGAATACTATCTACACCTCTTTTTAAAAAATATTTAATATCCTTTTTAATAAACGGCACGATAATTTCGTCATTAAAATTAGATTGACAAGTCACTTGATTTGTACCCCCTATTTGATTATTTTGTAAATCCAATGAACCACCAGATTGCATAAAGGAGGAAAAGGAAACAGATGTTAATCTGGTTTTAATATTGTTATTTTTTTCTTCAAAATAATCATCATCTTCATTACCATCACTAATATTATTATATAAACTATAATTAAAATAATTTTGTAATTCTAAATTTGTTTTTTCTTTAATAGAATTTATAATAGAATTCTTTAAATTAATAGAATTTATAGTAGAATCTTTTAAATTGTTATTATTTGAGTTCATAACGTTATAATTGTTATTATTTGAGTTCATAACAGTATTATTTTTATTATTTGAGTTCATAACAGTATTATTTTCAGTATTATTTTTATTACGCATTATAACATTATTATCTGTATTATTTACTAATTTAGTAATTTCATCAATTTCAATTTCAATTTGATTTATAGTAATTGTATTTTGCGAAGACGTATTTTGTTCTAATATGAAGTCTATTAACTTCTCATCATGTTTAAAAGTATTATTTATATAATCTAATGTTCTTTTATTCGCGTTATTCTTTATGTTATTTATTATATCATTAACTTTACTATCAATATAACAATTTTCTAAACATTCTGTTGTATTACTAATATTATTTATAAGAGTATTATATTTAGAAGACACGTTGGAGTTCTGACCCGTGGCTGTCATGGCTAAGGCTGGTGGTGATTGTGATAATTGTGGTTTTGGTTGTGGTGTTACTGATATAGATGTAACTGATTCTTTTGATTTTAGATTATTTGTTCCTATTGCTAAAAGATATAATATGTTATTTTGTAAATTTATTTTTTTTTTATTCTGTATCATAATTCCATTATTTTGAGTTTTTTTTTGTGCTGTTTTTAATATATAAGAGGTTAGAATTTTGAATTCAAAAGAAATAAATTTAAATAGTAGTTCATCATTAAATTGGTTATTTTGTATTGGTGGGTTTTGATATGGACCTAATCGATTTTTTTTTTGTATTCTATTAGAACGGCGTATTGGATTGCCTCCTTCCAAATTTAACTTCTCAAATGCTTTTAACGAACTTTCTGCTAATCCACCTTGTAATGATTTCTTATTATTTTTTAATACCAAACCATATTCATTACCATCATTTAAAAAGTATAATGTTTTATTATACACCTTGAATGTATTTCTATTCTTATTTGTATTTAAGTTTTTAAACGTGAAATTAACACCTAATGTATCTGACAACAATCCTAAATGGTCTTTTGATTTTAGATTAAAATTTTTATTAAAAACCTCTTTAAATCTTATATTTAATTTATCTTTATAATGTTGTGTTGTATTGTTTAATGTTTCAGCATCAACATCCATATATTTATTATCTAAACCAATCAATAATAAAGAAAAGAATTGGTCTTTAATATCATCATTCAAATACAGACTACTATATTTATCTGATATGTTATTAATGTTAAACATTTATTTATACTAATATTTTATAATAACAATTTATACATAATATTATATCATATGAGTATTTATTTATTAAACATTATTAACATACCAAAATAGATAATAGTAAATAAAGCAACACTAAATATACCAATTATAAATGCTTCTGTTTTCGTGAGATAACAATAATCTAAACATCCATTTCTATTACTAGTTTCTGTTTGTTCTATATTTTCATTAACTATTAAATCTTGATTTATTGTTGTATCAGTTCTAGAAAAATTAGGTGACCTTAATAATTGACCATCAATAGAAAAAATAGGAAGGTCGTCATCATTTTCTCTATCAATATTCATATTACCTACACTTTCAACATCATAATATAAATTATTAAAACTATCCGCAGATTTCACACGTCTTTTCATAGTTGGATAAGCATTCTGTTCTATAGAATATGGTATATCAATATCATTGTGAATGTTAAATTTTTTATTGAAAGATAAATAAAAACACATTTTATTAATTAATTTAACAAGTAAAAAATGACTAATAAATCTGTATAATTCAAACTGGTTATCTGGATTAGAACGAAATGTTTTTCTACATATTGGACATTTATTAGATTTAATAAACCAATCAAAAAAACATGAATCACACAAAATTATATTTACAAAACAATCACATTCATTATTATTTATATTTACTACATTTTTTGCTAATTTGTCATAGCACATATAACATTCATCTAAATTATCATTTATAGTTTTATCATATGGTTCAGTTACATAGCTAATTGTTAATGTTTTATCAATTATTTGATGGTCTTTAATAATGCATTCAAAAAATTTAACATCATCTTCATATGTATTGTCAAGTATTAAATTATTACCTAATCGCGTATCCATTACATCATCATTATAAATTGGATTTATATCAATAGGTTGGATATTGATTTCACTAATATTGATTTCACTAATATCAATTGAACTGATATCTTCAGAGTTAATATCAATTGAATTAATCTGTGGACTTCTTAAAATTTGATTTTGTTCATCACTCATTCTACTATTTCAATATAATTTTATATAAAATTTTATTTAAATTATTATATAATAAGATGAAATCTTTAATTTATAAATTTAATAAACCTAATAAATTAGTTGCTGCTTTTGATTTAGATGGAACTTTAATTAAAACCAAAAGTGGTAATAAATTTCCAAAAAACGCAGAAGATTATCAATATGCTTTTGATAATATTCAAGAAAAAATAAATGAATTATTATTACAAAAATATAAGATAGTTATTTTTACAAATCAAAGAGGAATAGGTCTTAATAAAATTAAAAAAGAAGAGATTGTAAACAAAATAGAAAAATTATTCCCTTTTGCTGAATATTTTATATCAACTGATAAAGATTTATACAGAAAACCTATGATAGGAATGTATGATAAGTTTATTGAATTAAATGGTAAAATAACTGATATGTTTTATGTTGGTGATGCTGCTGGTAGAAAAGGTGATCATAGTTATGACGATATTAATTTTGCTTATAATTCTAAAATTAAGTTTTATACAGAAACACAATATTTTAAAAATAAAAAAGAAGATGTTAAACCTTATTGTCCAGAACAAAAAGGTAAAGTAAATGATATTTCACAAATGAAAGTATATGATAGTAATGTAGTAATAATGATGCAAGGATTTCCAGGTTCTGGTAAAACATCATTTGTTAAAGATTATATAAGGGTTAATAAAATTAATAATTATCTACATCTATCAAATGATATACAAAAAACAAAAGCGAAATTAAAAAAAGAATTTAATAAAGGGATTGAAAATAATTCACTAATTTTTATAGATAATACAAATGCTACTAAAAATAATAGAAAAGAAATTATAGATTTAATAAAAAATAATGAAGATTATTCTGTTATTGGAATTCATATAACCACTGATGAAGAGATGTCTAAGGCACTAAATAAACAAAGATATTTTATCAGTATTACTGATAAAGATTATAAAGGGAAAGTTTATTCTAAATTAGGTAATGTTGTTTATAATGTATATAAAAAGCGTTTTGAAGAAATGGAACTAAATGAAGGATTTTATAAAATATATAAATTTTTACCAGATATTAAATTAAAATATTGTTTTATTTAATGTAAATATTCTTAATAAAAAATTTATAAAAATTTATTTGATTGGATATATCTTGTTTAATTTTTTATTTAAGATTTAAAAGATTTGCTTTCACATATTGATATATTAAGTCTTGTTTTGAAATCAATATTAAAATCATCACAAAATAAATCTTCTGTTGCTTGATATAAATCAGTAGTTGTTTTGTTATAATTAATTACATTCTTTTTTTTTATAAAATCAAATACGTCATTTTGTTTTATATATATATCATCATGAAATTGTTCTAATATATCACCTTCTTTTACATCTGTAGTATAAACAACATATATAAATGAAATAGGGGGTTTATTAATTGATAAAATTGTATTAGGTTTTATAGTATTAATGTCATTATTGGTATTATTGGTATTAATGTTATTATTATCACATAAATAAATGTAATTATTATTATTAGTAGTAATAAAATTACTATCTAATAACTTATCCAAAGATTTATCAATATCATAAGGATAATCATTTTTTTCAAAAAAATTAAATCCATCTATATTAACATTTTCTACATTCAAAAATATAGAATTATTCATCTTAGAAGAGCTAATTAAATATTATTAATTAAATTATAAATATCTTTAATTCAATAAAAATTTGATTACAAGTTTTTTTCACATTTTTAGTTTAGAAACTTAACGATATAGCATTATAATTATTGCTTTTAATTCTTAGGTATATATCAAAATATATAAATTGTGTTATATTATAAGCACATTGTTCATCTATTGAAAGATTTATATTTGTTAATTCATAATATTTACTATTTATACTTTGTTTTATATCATGATCTAATAATAATTGTATATATTGATATAATACATAATATGTATAGTTATATATTATTTCTATAACCTCATATCGGTCTCTATTAATTACTTTATCGTATTTATTATTAATATCATCTATAATTTCATCAATTATTAAATATAATGAAGGAAATCCTTCTATTTCTATCATATTATAGAAGTTAATTATACTTATTTTTTGAATAATAGAACTAAATCAAATTTTAGAATTTGATTAACTATTTATAACTATATTCTATCATATAATATAATTTTATATAGTATATTAAATCCTTTAAATATGTTTATAGAGTTAATAGAGAATAATTTTGTATGGAATAGAGTATTAAAAGATTTAATAAAAAAATATGGTATTGAAAATAAATTAATTGAAGAGAATAAAAGATACAATGGCGAACTAAAGATATATCCAAAACCAGAACTCGTATTTTCTGCTTTTAATTATTTTGATTTAAAGGATTTAAAAGTGGTTATAATTGGTCAAGACCCTTATATAAATGAAAATCAAGCAATGGGATTATCTTTCTCTGTTCCTAATGGTATGAAAGTTCCGCCATCATTGAAAAATGTTTATAAATGTATTGAAAATACATGTAATGTTAAAATGGATTATACTAATGGTGATTTAACTAACTGGGTTAAAGAAGGTGTTCTACTGCTAAATAAAACTTTAACTGTATTTGAAAAGTTATCTAATAGTCATAAAAAGATATGGAAAGGTTTCGCCAATGATTTAATAAAATATATAGGTGATAATAGCAAGGGTATAATATTTGTATTATGGGGTAATGATGCTAAAGCATTGAAAAAATTAATTGATAGTAATATACATCATATATTAGAACATACACATCCTTCTCCATTAGCTAGAAATCCATTTATAAATTGTAATCATTTTATTGAGATTAATAAAATTTTAGAAAAATCAAATAAAGGTAAAATAAACTGGTCAAATTTTTAACTAAATATTTTTAAGAAATTTTAATGTATATTCGTAGGCACTAAAACCAAAAGAAGATACTAAAAATGCTCTTAACATACATACTCCATATCCGTTCCAATAATTACGCATCAATATACATTCTATAAGTTCAATATCACGAAAAGTAATATATCTAGTTCTTATTGTGTCTAATGGATATGTTGCTGTCCAGTTAATACAACCTGCTAAACCACCTGCTAATGCTGGATTAATATCATACTTTCTCATCTCAAAATAGCTCCCTAAATATAATGAGTATGCTGGTATCTCTCTTAATCCTGTCAAAGCAAAACTAGTTGGTTTGATAAAATCATTGAAAGAATATTTAAATCCAGTTTGACTTTTAATTTTAAATATATCAAATACAAATGCGAATGGTGTTATAATAGCACCAGTAATACCACCATTTATAAATTCATTTTTAATACCTAATTTTTTTAGTTTAGCATGGGTATCTAATGCTACACTATTGCTAATAATTTGATTAAATAATGGATATTTAAAACCCCTATATAAATCAGTAATTCTAATATTATTTAGATTAACTTTATTCTGTAATAAAACTTTTACTGTATCAAATGGATGACCAACTACATTTTGAACAATACCGTTAGAAATACCTGCTATAAATTCTGGTGAGTACCTCCTATCATACATTTAATAAAAAAATAGATATAATTTTAAATAAAAAATTTTTTTTTGGTGTTTTATAGGTGTTTTTTTAGTTTCTAAAGTAGATCATAAGTCCCAATATATTATCGGTTATCAGCAACTGATGTAACTCTGGATAGTCTTGTGAAATTTTAGTAAGATATTTTGGAAACTTATTGTAAAGATTAGGTTTATATTCCATCTTGTATAAGATTTGACAGATAAGAAGTTTCAACTTGTGTACATCGTTCTCTAAAGTTCCCTTCAAACCTAAGTCAAAATCAGTAATGAATGGTTTGAAGTCTTTGTCTAAGAGAATGTTCTTAGCCTTGAAATCACCATGAACGATTGAGTTAGCGTTCAACATGTAAAGAACATTTATCACATTGTAAAGGATGCTTTTCTTTTGTGTTTCCGTTAGGATAAACTCATACTTGCCAGCAAAGTAAGATTCCAAATCATAAGGGTAATAGTCCATCTCAATCATACATATGTCTCTGTCAATGTTAGAGAACTTGATCACGTTATTGAGACATAGAGAACTTATCTTGTTATAGATAGTCATCTCATTTTCAAAGAGTTTCTTCTTGGAGAAAGAACGGAACTTGTAGACTTTAGAACCACACTTATATACCTTAGACTTTCCGCTGTGATGGATTAGTTCCATAACTACTTTGATACTATGATAAGGGGATTGCTTGCGTGTATAGACTAGAAACAACATACAACTTTCACATTTTAGTTAATCTTTTTATACCTTATAAAAAGTAATGATATGGTTCTATAAGGGGTTATAAAGGATTATTATAAGGTAATTATAAAGTTTATTGAATATCTACAATTTTTTGATACTTACATTATTATCTATTTTATTTTGAACTATTGCTAATAGATAACTAGCATATAAGAAATATATTAATAACATAGCATAGAAGAAGTAGAGGTAATATTTAAATGCACTTCTTCTATCATCTACAGAACATTTACATAATATTTCAGTTAAATTACTATTATATCTGAAGAATATTACTGAAATATATAGGAATAATAGCAGATTAATAAATACTAAAAAGTTTTTTATCATCATTACTGTTACATTAGTTGATAATGATAATAAAATAATAACTATAAGCAATAGTAGATATGTTTTTACTGTATTATCAAGTAATTCCCTATCTTTAGTTAAAGAACACGCACAATCTTTCTCTTGTAAATCATGTAAATATTGTAATAATAAACTAAAGAAAAATATTGGAATTAGTGATCTAATTACACCAGGCACTCTATTTTTACCATCCGTCATTTATTTAATAAAATATTTTTAAAATTTGATAAAAACTTTAATATAAAAAAAATTATCTTAAACACTAATGCCAATATTATAATAAGGTATAATGAAAAATGAATTTAGAAACAATTTAAATCAAAATTGTATTTACATTAATAAATCTACTGATAGTAAATCTACAGATAATAATAATTTTATAACTGAACCAGATGAATTAAAATTTTATATTAAAAATAAATTTTATACAAATTCAAAAAATATTAATAAAACTATACACCAATCTTTAGATAAAGATTTTATTGAAAAATTAATATCATTACTTAAAATTCATATACTTAAATATGGTGATTTAACTTTGAATGCTAAACCCAAATCTATAAAAAATAAACATATGTATTTTTTAGAACAAGCAAAGGAAGAAGCATGTAAATCATTACTTAATCATCAACATGGCTGTGTCATCGTTTATCAAAATAAGATAGTTGCTACTGGTTATAATAAATATGCTTTTAAATATAAAGAATTTAGAAGTATTCATGCTGAAGAAGATGCTCTTAAAAATTTATTAAAAATTACTAAATTTCAAAATAAAAATATAAGAAATAATTGTAAATTATATGTTGTTAGAGTTCAGAAAGGAACTAACTTTCTTAAAATGTCAAGACCATGTAAGAATTGTATTAAAAATATTAATAATTGTAATATTGGTATCACATATTATTCTACTAATGATACATTTATAGATGATTTAATTTGTCAATTTATTTCAAAAAATATTTAATATTTAAGAATTTATTAATATTTAAATATATGTATTCATCAAAAGTTAAAAATAATCTAATTTTTAAATTAGATAATTCAATATCTTTACCACCTATAAATCTACCTAATGATAAATTAAATGATAGGAAAAAATTATATAAGCAAAATAATTATTTTTTAGAAAAATTGAATATACAGAAAAATAAGATTGATACAATTTATGAAACTGATAGTTTGTTATGGGATGAAATTAAGAAATTTACAAACGAATATGAATTTGTATATACTAATCACAATAGCACATATAAAAATATATCAAATATATATCCAATTAGCAGAAGTTATTTTAAACTATGGGAAATTATACATGACTTTAATTTAATTAAAATTGCTAATTTTAGTAGAGATACAAAATTTAGAAGTGTACATATTGCTGAAGGTCCTGGTGGATTTATAGAATCTATTTACAAGTATATAACTAAATATATTACTAATGATTTTAAAGATATATTAATTTATGGAAACACTTTATTATCTAATCATAGTTCCATTCCAAAATGGAAGATTAAAAAAAATATACAAGAATTATATAATATTATTTTAAACAAAAATGATGATATAGGGGATTTATATAATATAAATTATGTTGATAATATTATTAAATTTAATACTGATTGTGATGGTAATGGTTTATGTAATTTGGTAACTGCTGATGGTGGTTTTGATTTTTCATTTAACTATAATCAACAAGAAAATAATTTCCTTAACCTTTTTGTATCTGAAATTTATATAATTTTAAATATACTCAAAGAAGATTCTAATGCCGTTATTAAGATTTATGATATATTTTCTAAAATTAGTATAAAATTATTATATATATTACAACTTTTCTTTGATAAAATATATATTACTAAACCTTTAACAAGTCGTCCAGCAAATAGTGAAAAATATATTATATGTTGTAATTTTAAAAAAAATATTAAGATTAATTTTTATTTGAGAGCATTTAAAGAGATTATTCAAAAAAAAGATATTAGTTTGATTGAAAATTATAATATATCAGTTGATTATAATTTTATTAAAAGTTTAATACATTATAATAGTTTTTATGTTAATAGACAGATATATTATATAGAAAAAACATTAAGTATAATAGAACATATTAAAAATACTAATAATATTAATAATCGTGAAGAAGTTCTTAATAATTATTTAAGAAATTTATATAATTTAAATAAAAATAAATGTATAACATGGTGTAAAACATATAGTATTTCTAACTAAAACTAAAATGTGAAAGTTATTTTGTTGTTGAATGACTACAACATAATTATGCCTGTATCTACACGTTCAAACCCTGAAAAATCAACAACCGATGAAAAATCAGTTGATGATTGTGTAGAGAACAAAACATCGTCTTCTAAAGATGGAAATAATGTTTTATGCGAACATCCTAAATTTAAGAATGGGTGTGAAGCTAGACAGCATTGGAAGAAAAAAATAAATACAGAAGATTGTACAATTGAAGAATACAACAAAAAAGTTGGAAACAAATTTTCCAAGAGAGCAGTTATTCAACTTGATGATAGCACGAGAAATACTTGTTTGCAAGTTGATGTATTGAAAAATGAAAAAAACGCATGGAATGAAAAAGTTGAAAATATTTATATATTTGTCCGTGATGGAAAGATTATGAAAATTGGAGGGACAAGAACTGGTATGAAAGCACGTTGGACTTCATATCTATGTGGTCATTGTGTTAGGGAAAGAAAGAAATCAAATGGTAAACATTACCCAGGTAAGATGTCTGTTACAAACGCATATCTCTATCATACAATAGAAGAAGACATTCTTTCAAACAATTCTTTATGGGAGATATGGTGTTGGAAACTACCAAAAATTTCACTAATCACCGAAATACTTGATGAAAAAATTGACTTAGTCCCTCAAGTTTATCACATTTTTGAATCAAAATGTATGAACAAGTTTAAATCAATTACTGGTCATATTCCACAATTCTCAAAAAATTGTGATCCAAAATACAAAAAATAAAAAAACACAAAAACTAAAAAACTACAAAAACTAAAAAACTACAAAAACTACAAAAACTAAAAAACTACAA